GTACTTCTCCACTTGCCCCGTTGTTTTGAATTTCGACCTGATACGAACCCTGAGCCACAGTTAGATTTGAGGGAAGAAGGATCGTCATGCCGCTGGCATTCGATGGCGTAAATATAAGATCGGCGTCGAGAGTCTGTGATCCAACTAATCCTCGCGCATCGCAGATATTGGTAGACGCGGCTTTTGCCGCTGCGAGGCAGTTAAGAATCTTTTCTCCCCACGCTGAACCTGGGGATTGACTAGCCTGAACGAGTGCGCCTATAGTGCCAGCCGTTAGGGTGCCCGGAACGTCGAAATCGCCGTTGACGCCAATCGCTGTGACCGTGCCAGGATCGCCCTTTGCGCCGGTTGCGCCGGTTGCGCCGGTTGCGCCGGCAGAACCCGTTGGGCCAGTTTGCACGGCCACAAGCGGCGCGAGGTTGGGCGTGTAAAGATCGAAGTTACAGGTTCCTCCTTGGCTGCTGGTAGCTCCGGAACACCAACCCGCGCCAGGGCCTCCGCCCGTGCCCACCGGCTGCACACATGTATATCCAGGGCCGAGGTGAGAGTTGCCGGTCACGTTATCGATAATCGTGACGCTATAACAGATGTTCGAGGGCGAGGTCAGAGCCGGGTCCGGAAGCAAGATGCTAAAGGCTCCGGCAAGAACCTGCGCCGTGAAGGCGCCCGGACCTTGCTGTCCGTCCGCATAGGCGCCGGTGGCCCGAAAGCTGATCGGCGCGCCGCTGTTGCTGACTGGAGCGAAATAGATGGTTGAATTGGCAACTACGACGCCGCCATCCATCGTGATCGAGGAGCTGACCTGCGAATAGCCGTAGGGCACGCTCTGGGCGGCGCATGAGAGGGGAGCAGACAAAAGAAGGCCGATGGCTGCGAGCAGCCATACGTAAAAAATTTTCATTTTCGATCTCCAGAGGGTGAGGGCTGCCAGGTACTCGGCGCGCGTGGTCAGGGATGGCTGAGGCCGCTGGGATCTATAACGCCGCCGCCAGCGATCTTGATCGGGTGGCCCAGGCAGGCACGGCGAGGAGCGCAAATGCCAGTAGAAATCCCGCGGTCAAGAGGATACGTTTCTTCATTTTCCCAATCTCCAGACGTTAGTTGAGGCTACGAATGCCATAGCGCGAACTCGGCCGCGCGGCGAACTTTCAGATCGGCCAACTCGATCTTGCGACCGTCTTCCATGCCGTGATCCCAAAGCTTGATCTGATCGGCGGCGGCGGAGTACTCGCCGTCATTGAGGTCCTTGAGCAGCGTGGACGCGGCCAGCCGCCCCGCGCCCAGGTTGAAGATGAAGTCAACCAAGGCGTCGAACTGGCCTTGCGTGAGCGGCACCTTGATCAGCTCGCTCACCTGATGCGCCGCGGTGGCCGCATCGCCGGCCAGAAGCGAGTCCGCCCGCGTCTGGTCAATGCCCCCGGAAAAGTTTTCGCCCGGCACAATGCGGTGGCCCCAGCCGATGGTGGGCAGGCCGCCGGTATCCGGATAGATTCGCAGCTTGCATCCCTCGAAACGCTCGATCAGGGCGAGACAGGCAGCGCTTGGGAATTGAGGCATGAACACTCCAGAAAAAACAGATCGAAAAACCGGAGAGCGCTCGGCGAAGAGCGCTCCCTGGTGCGGCTGTTGCGATGGGCGGACCGTCCGCTACCGCCTTCTTTCGCGCCGGCGTGCGCGCGAACCGTTTAGCTGGCCGGGGCTTCCAGGTCAGCCAGCAGATGCGTCCAGTCCGCGCCGATGGCGGTGGCCAGAGCCTTCACGGCCGCCACAAAGGTCACGATCTGCGACTGCAGCGTCTCTGCCTCGGAGATCACAGAGGTGAACGCCGCTTCGTCGGCGGCCAGGTTGATGCCCGCGGTGCCGATGGCTGCGCCGATGGCAATGGCGGGCTTGGCGAAGGCCAGGGACGCGGTGAGAACGGCCTGCACGAGCGGCACGATCTGTTTCACATCGCCACCGACGTCCTCGGCGCCCTGGATGAACTTCGGCAAATCGGCCACCAGCTTTTCGCCGGCAGTGAAGACTACCTTGATGTCATGGCCAACTTTCTCGAAAAACTTCTCGAAACCGTTGGGCGTGGAGACGGAAGATACAGGCGTGGCGGAGGTGCTCATGGAACCTTCTTTCCAATAGAAAAGGGCGCCCTGGGCGCCCTCGGTTGCGAGTGGAGGTTTTACACGGCCGACGTGGCCGCGCGCGAGAGAAGCGTGATTGAGCCGGACCCGGCGTGCCTCGCAAACAGGCCAGGCCCGGACCATCCCCGCGATCGGCAGCCGTCGCCGGGAAGCGAGAAACTCTGCCTATTTCAGATTGGGGCGACGCCGCTCCATATCCTTCTGCGCCGCCAGAGTGCCCGCAGCGATATGCGGAGCAGCCTGCATGATGCCGCGCTGCACGGCCGCCCGCACCGCCGCCGGATCGTTGGAGCCGCGCGCGTCGATGTTCCAGGTGTGATGCGTGTCGCCATTGCCCCCGGACAACATACGGGAGGTGTCGCGGGCGTTGTTGATGCGGCTGGTGGCGCCCACCTGAAGCAGTTCCGGGCCATCTTCGCCGGCCAGGTAAAAGCCGCCAGGGTGCATCAGGCCGCCATCAGCCATAAAGCCGGCAAAGCCGGCCACGGCTCCGAGAAGGGAACCCACGCCTTGCCCCGCGGCCGCCGCCGGAACTCCGGCGCCGAGCAGGCTGCCCATGACGCTGCCGCCCACCGACCCAATAGCCTGCCCAGCGCTGGAGCCGCCGCTCGATAACGCGGCGGCGCCAGGAGAATCGGCAGAGCGGGTGTAGATCGGGTTTCCCTTGGTGCCCAGCTTTCCCATCGGGATGCCAAGAGCCTTGCCCACCTCGCCTTCGCCCATGGTGAGTGCAGTTCTAGCCACCCCGCTGAAGATCGATTTCCCGGCATCTTTCCAGGCGCCGCGGGGATCCTTTTCCGTCAACACCTTCAAGATGGCATCGTTGACGCTGTTCACGGTATCGGAGACGAGAGACTTCAAGGCCGCGCCAAGATCGGTGGTCTTTTTGGTCCATTCGTCCAGCGCATCGTTCATCGCGTCGATGAAGGCGCTTTGCTTGGCGGTCAGTTGCGGCGCGAGACTGACCGGCGGGGCCTGTGCGGCGGGGAAGAGTCCCTGGTACTTCGAGAGATCGACCGCGTTGACCTGGTTCCAGGCGGCCGTCTGCTCGAGCTGCGCCTGCTCAGCCTGGTCCGCGGTCACCATGGTCACCGCTTGACGCAACTGATTCATGCGGTTTTCGAGATTGGTCTGCCAGTACGGCACGGTCTCCCAGGTTTCCTGAGGCACGCTGGAGCCTGCACCGGCGCCGTCGGCGTGCGCGTTGGAACGCGCTGGCGCAGAAGGATGGCCGATCAGTTCCCAGCCCGGCGGCGGAGCTGGAGCGCCAGGCGCAGAAAGGGGAACCCCTCCGCCTACCCTCCGCGCTTCAAAACGCTTCTGTATCATGCGATCCGATTCAATTTCGTCAACCGGATCTCCCGTGAATCTGCCGATGGCGCGGTTGACGCGAGTTATCGCTTCCTCGACGGTAATACCCCAATCCTTCCACTTTTGCCCGGCAGCCTCGAAGTCGTTCCCATGCTCACCCTTGCCACCAATACCGAGTACCTGCGGCAACAGATCGATCAGCCGGGTCAAGGGCCCGGCGGCAGCGCTTGAAATCGTCAGGGAGGTTCGGCTCCAGGCGGCGTCGAGGTTGTTGACCGCCTCGTGCATCTCCTTCATGCGAGCCACGTCCTGATCGCTGAAGATGGGCGCGTTTGACTTCATTTCCTGCAACGCCTTCGATCCCTGGTTGAGAATCGGAATCATCTCCTGGCCAGATTTTCCGAAGAGCTTGACGGCCGCAACGTTCTTTTCGACGCCGTCCGGCATTTCATGGAACTTGTCGGCGATCAGTTCCATGACGCCGTACATATCGTTTCCCTTGGCGCTCACGTCGGCCGCCGAGATGCCCAGGACCTTGAAGCCTTCCGCAAGCTTTCCGGCGTCCGTCTCGTGAATCGCTTCCGCCAGCTTTTTTCCAGACCTGGCCACGGTTTCGAACTCGACTGCGTTTTCAGCGGCGGCGAATTTCAGCACAGATAAATCCTGGATGGAAATGCCGGTTTGCACATGCAGCTTGCCCAGCTCGACCCCGGCTTCCATGCTGCCAAAAAACATCGACTTGAGGCCCTCGACGACGGCGCCAATGCCAAGGCCGATCCCGGCAAGCTGAAGGGCTGCGACGATCTTGCGGCCCATCTCCTGGCTCGCATTCAAGGACTTCTGGGCTGCGGCGGCGCGCTCCATCTCGCGGGTCTCGATCTTCAGCTTCAGCGCCGCCATCTCCCGAACGCGCGCCAGCTCTCTTTCCTTTTCGATCGTCTGACTCTGCGCCTGCATCTCCACCTGCCACATGCGGCGCCAGCGCTCCTTTTGGCGCTCCTGGACCTTCGCGGCAGCATCGATCTCGCTGCCGGCTCCGCGAATCTGTTTTGCGGCATCCGCGGCTTTTCGGCCCAAAGCCTCATACCCCTCGCGGAGCTTTGTGACCGAAACATCGAAGCTGCGTGTATCCGCCGTAAACTGCGAGGTTACGGTGCCCACGTTTTCCATTACTTCACCACACCTTTCCAGAGATTCTTCATCGTCAAGGCGAAAACGGCTACCGCCTGCTGCCATTTGGCATCGAACGCGGGGCGCAGAAACGGATGCGCCGGCACATGACCGACGGTCTTTGCGCCGCCCGGACCTACCCGCTGAAGATGCCCATACTCGACTGAATGAGCGACCCGCCGCGTGCCTTTTTTGGGGCCGATCAGGGCGGTCAGATAGCCTTCCCCATCCTTGTGAATACGCACCCCAATCCCGGCCCGCAATGCACCCGGCTCCAGCGCGTCGCTGTTCGCCGTTTTCTCATCCAACACCGGGGCGAGGCTTCTTTGCTCCTCCGCGATTACCTCCGCGGCAGCCTTTAGCGCGCGGCGCGTGAAATCGTCTCGCACCACCTGCTGCAGGAGCGTAAGACGATTACACGCTTCCGCTATCCCCGTGACCTTCAGGTTCATCGGCAAGGGGCTTCTCCTGCTCTTGCAACGGCAGCGCGGGCGCGCCGCCCAGCGCGCGCCACATATTGCACTCGCGGTGAACATCGAGCGCTGTTCGAGGCGCGGCCGCGATGTGTACGCGCGGCGCGGGGCCTACCCCGAGGTCGGCAAGCGTAAGGGACTTCCGCGGCGCGCGGAAACCAGAATTCACCACAGCGCAGATCAGATGGCCAAAGAGTTCAGTCTGCTTTGCGCCGGCCTGGATGTGCCGGTCATGAAGCGCCTGGAAGTCTTTGAGTGTCAGTTTGCCGAATTCGACGCCGGAGAGGCCAAGATCGTATCGTGCAATGCTCCGGTAGTGTCGCCACCAGTCTGCACCTGTCCGGCTGCCCGAGGGTCCGCCTTCGCCCCCTCCCTGGAGGGCTTGGGCAGAAAAAGCGACCAGGCCCGAGCGGTGCCATCACCGAGTTGAGCCATGGTACGCGGCGTAAACCACGCCTTCACGGTGTCCGCCTCGATGGTGGGACGGTGGCGCAGCAGCCCACACCAAAGCAGCACCGCCAGGCGCACAGGCCCCAAGCCTATTCCCTCGATAACCGGGTTGATGCCGAAGACCTGATAAAACATCTCGATGGCATCGAGGTCGTAATGGATGCGATAGCTCTCGCCATCGACAAAGAGCACAGCTTTCTCGTTTATCTCGTCAAGATTGAAGCTGAACTTTGGTGACTTCTGCATGATTTTCTCCCATAGAAAAGGCCGCCCGTGGGCGGCCTTGCGAAGCGCGAAAACAAACACAGTAAATCAGGTCCGATCAATGGTTAGAAGCGGCTTCGATTCCGGCAGCGAGTTTGTCTCACCGCAGGCGGCCCAGGCCAGCGCTACAACCCAGCCGATGAACGTCCAGCCAAGGAACAGATTCACAACCCCGACGCCGGCGATGGCTTTACATCTGCGCGACCAGGCAAGAAACACGGGCAGAAAATAGAGAAACCCAAGGAAACCCCACACAAGCACGAGCGTAAAATCAGACGCCATGGAATTACCCTCCGAGGCCGTCAGTATACGCCGCGGGTTCGCGGAACGCAATTACCGGACGGCCTCGGCCCGCGAAGCGAAACGGGCCGAGGCGCGGGGCATTACGTCAACCGCGAGTTCGAGGAGGATGCTATTGGCAGCCTGTTAGCTGCCCGGCGTGACGGTGACCGGCCCGTCGATGGTGAGGGATCCGCTAAAGGTAACCGCTTTGTCGATCTCGACATCCGACATTTCCCAGCCGGTCACCATGGCATTGAAGGTGACCGTGTCGCCAATGGTAGTCTGGCCGCCGGCCAAGTCAATGGGCAGCACCAGCTTGAACGGGTAAGCGGCGCCGCTGGCGCTGTTGGAAGGGGTGAGAAACGCTGCACTCATGGCCGCCTGTCCGGGATCGGCCGACTCATACTCGCCCTCGAAGGCAACCTCGCCGTTATCGAGCAGCGTTTTGATCTTGCGCCGGCCAGTGTTGGGGGTGGCCAGTGTGGTCACATCCTCGGTCCCCCATTTGGGCTTGGGAGGCGTGATTTTCTTGACTCCGTTGATGGCCGTATAGGTGGGCGTGCCGCCCTGCGTGCCAATGGATAGCGTTGCTCCGAGACCGATAAGCGGCTGGGCGGTCTGTGTCATGGTGCTTCCTCCTGGAAACGGTTAAGGGTGAATGGTGGGCCGGTAGCCCCAAAAGGCAACGGCATCAAGAGGCAGGGTAGAAGTGGATCAGGTAGTCGGTCCTGGTGCGGTAGGCGCGGGCATCCTGCTCGAAAAGGTCCACCGCGTCATGGACAAAGACGCCCGCGATCCGCGTGCCATCCGACAGCAATCCCACATAGCCTTCAAGCAGCGCGCGAAGGGCGCCCTGGGCGTTCTTGGCATCGAGATAGCTGGCGTTCGTTGCACCGCCAGACCATGTGTCGACTTGGATACGCTTGACCTCGATGCCCTGCTGTCCTTTAAGCAGGTAATCGGGAACGTCGGAGATAAGCTGATAGCTCGCGCAGGGATAGAGCGGATCCTCCGGAAGGGTCACCGGGTAAAAGCGTGTGCCGATGATTGCCTGCACCGCCAGCGCCTTGGCGGAGCTGCCCAGCACAAGTTGAGCGATTCCGATTTCAAGCATTAGCTGGCCCCGTCAATCTCGACACAGGTGAGCTGGAGCACCCGATTGCGCTCAAGTACATTGTTGACAATCTGAACCACAAAAGTGTGGGCGGCGAAGGTGGCGCGGTCCCCCACGTCGATGACGCCAGATCCAGGAAAGCGCAGAGTGATGCGCCATGAGGCCTGCGAAGTAAACTCGGCAGCCTGGAAAAGCTGCTGGCCGCTGAGATTCTCGATCTTGGCCCGCGTCGCGAGATATGGCGTCCAGGTGTTCAGCTTTTGTCCTGAAGCGTCCTGAGTAGCGCTGGCGCGGGCAAAGCCAACTTGATGGCGCAACTCGCCAGGTTGGAGGATCAGCGGATCTTTGATCTGCATTGCGTCCTCTTAGAAGCCAAACGTGTCAAAGGTTTCGCCAGAGAGAAGGGCCTCGACCGCAAAGTCAATGCTCTTGGGTGGACTTACCTCGGCAGCATCGCGGTGATTATACCAATAGCTGATCAAGAGCAGCATGGCCTGGCAGATTGTCTGAGGCGCGCTGCCTGCGTAATAGGTCGCGGTCAAGGTCTGGCCGGCATAGGCGCCTGCAACCGTAAGCGTACCCGCGACATCCGTGAAGGCCACCGGATTGCCGGCGGCGTCGGCAAGGGCGATGGCGCTTGTTTGCAGAACCGTGCCCGCATTGATGGCATCGGCCTGCGAGATAGTAACCGCCGGTGCGCCAGTAGATGGGACCATGAGCGCATCAGCGAATTTCCTGTCGTAACTGCCGGCGGTGAAGGAGATGATCACCGAGTTGGGCAACCAGCTCCGCGTATAGGGCCAGTAGAAGCCCGGATTCGGAACGATGCGCGCCGGCTCGGAGTTGACGTCGAGAAAGTAGGTGGCAGGATCGAGCGTCACCCACGCGCCGCTAAGGTTGATGTACTGAATGCTCTCCACGCTGAGGCAGCGCGGCTTGGGTAGCCTAATCGCCAGGGCATGCCAAAAATACCCATAGAGGCAATGCCGATCGTTGGGATTGACGGTCCCGTCGTAGACCGGAAAGGGAAAGAAATCGAGAAAGAGCTGCATGGACCGATTGAAGATGGCGCGATTCATGTGCTTCTCGACATAGTGCCGCGCGGCCGCGATGAGCGCCGCGATCAGAGCATCGTCCGTCGAGTTTCCAGAATCGACGACGCACTGAGCCTTAGCCTGTGACAAAGTCAGCGGCTCGGCGAACGGCTGGCTCGTTTCTTTGTAGCTTAACGGCATAGGTTTCGCTCCGCGAAACAGAGATCAGCGTTTAGAGATCAGGCCATGACCAGGTGTCGTGGTCGCAAAGCAAGGGCCGGCGCGAACCGGCCCCGAAATTGAGGACTGTGATGAACCTAGCTCGTGAGCGCGAGCGCAACACCCTTCCAGGCCGTTCCGGTGTAGACCCAGAGTTCGCCCGTGGCGACGTCAAAGCGGACGGTTCTCGCGGCGGGAGTGTCAATTGGCATGCCGGAAGTTGCGGGCAGCACCGGCGCGGGCAGGTCCGCGGTGACCAGCGCCCGGAAAGTGGGAGCGGCGTTCGCGCCCGATGCCGGTCCCGCGAAAACCTCGTTTTCGGCCTGCGCATTGTCTGAGATGGCAAGAGTTCCCTCGTTGGTGAGCGGGGAGCCGGCGACAGTCTGACGCGCAGGGACGGTAAGCGCAACGCTGACACCAGCGGTGTAGGTCGTAACCTGCCACTCGGAGCCGGTATCGGTGTAGAGCGTTTCAGTGTCCGTGGCGTAATAGGTGCGTCCCGGAGATCCGAAGGGCGGCATCTCTGCCGCGACCCCCATCAGGGACGGGTTAGCAAGCACGCTGATCATTGTTTCCTCCGTTGGACCGGTTTGAAGCCTGAAGAGTGGCGTTTCTGGATCGGAAATCAGGGCGGACGAAGCCCCGATCTCCGATCCAGAATCTCTGCCTTTGGGTTACTTGCCGACGAGCGCGACGACCGGAGCGGGGCTCTCGGAGACGCTCCCGGGGTTGGTGAGCACGCCGCCGACACGGGCAAACGCCACAAAACCGACCTTGTTCAGTTCGGCGTACCTCTCGTCGAGACGCCGGAGCATGATGGTGCCCTGGCCGGGGACGCGGCTGGGCGCGGCGGCATCCGGAGTGGTAACTTCGCGGAAGGTATAGCCGGCCTCGAAGTTACCGAACTGGATGTAGATGTTGCCCACGCCAATGCTCGGCTGGTAGGGATTGATCTTGACGGGGTAACCGAAGAGTGTGCCCGCGAAGCCGGAGATTCCGCCGTCATTGAACGGAAGAAAGATGGGGCGCCCATTGATGTCGGTGATGTTGAGCACCTGGGTGGCCAGGGTGGCGTTGGACATGACAAAGCAGGCGCCAATGGCGTATGCCGGATCAAGCGCGGCCAGAAGCGCCGTGAAGTCGACATACTTGGTGACGAGCGTGGTGTTGGCGGTGACTCCGGCGTTGTAGCCCGTCAGGGCGGCAACATTGGACGTGTTGCCCAACGTGAGCCATTTCGAAGCGGTGCGCAAATAACGCGTTTGCGTGATCTTCTCGATGTAACCCACCAGATCGAATCCCACGTCCTGGATGAGCGAATACTCGATCAGGATGGGGTTCATGCGGATGTCATCGATATTGCAGGTGATCCCGCCAGTGGCCGGATCAGTGGTAGTGATACCGGCGGAGTTGAGAACGAACAGGTTTTGCGTATCGTTCAGATACGGCACCTTGATCGCTTCGCCCGTGACAGTCTTCAGCTTCCCGACGATGTCGTACACCGAACCGTAGGACTGGAGAGCTTCTCTCGGATCGGTGACGCCCACGGGGATCATGACGCCGCCGTTGGTACTGACCGTCAGATCGCGGGTTTCAAGGGCACGGTTGCGCGCCTCGGCGAAGACCGCGGCGTCCGTGGTGCTGAACATGGCGCGCAGAGCCCTGTTGGTGGCGGCGCGGCGCTCCTGCCAGCCCCGGGTGTCCACCTGAGGCTCGTTTTCTCCGGCGCCAGGCTGGCCGCGGGGGATGCTGTGCTGGCTGCGCTGCTCGGTGAGCGAATCGATCTGCTCCATGCGCTGGGCATCGGCGAGCAGAATATTCGCGTCGGCGAGCATCTTGTCCACATTGGTACGCTGCTCTGCCGTGACGTTTTCGCCGCTCATGATTGCCTGCGCATCGAGCAGCAGCTTGGCGCGCTGGGCGCGGATTTCTTTGGCTGTCATAACTTTTCCTCTCGGATTTGAATTTTTACTACGCACCGCACCGGACAGCGGACGCACCAGGCGGCGGCTTCACGGCAGCGCAGCCCGGCCCGCGCCATTGAAGGCAGCCGACAAGCGGCAGGTGGAATGCGCGAAGATGGAAACTTATTGAATAACGAGGGCGACGCGAAGAGCCAAACGCCTGTTTTCGTCGGCCTCCTTGTCGCCCTCAGAGACATCGATGCCGTGCTGTTTGCAAAGATCGACAAGCTTGGTCCAGGCAGCCTTTTTCTCGGCCGCGGAAACACCCTTCATCTGATCGAAGCGGGCGAGCGCGTCGCGAAGATGGCTCTTGGTTTTTTCCTCCGTCGAGAACTTCCAGGGAAGCTCCCAGGTATCGGTCTTTTCCGGATCGCCAGCGATGATGAAACAGTCGGCGGTCAGATTCTCGCCATCAACCGACTTGGTGTGCGTCATGCGGCGATGTTGCGCCCGACCGCCTGACCGCGAATTCTCTCCGCTCTCCGCGTCCAGATCCATCGGACATCCGGCGCATCCTTCACCCTGCGAGTCGCACTCCTCGTGCGTGCAGCTGGCGCAGTCGCCGTCGATCGCGCAAGAGTCGCAAGAGCAAGCGCAGCCAGTATCGGGGTTCGGCTTGGCGTCGCCATTGCCGCGCGTGGCGAACCGCTTGCGGATCTCCGCGGGCGCGGAGGCCAACATCGAGCGGCGCTCGGTGCGCGCCTGCGCGTTGGCCGCAGGATAGGCCGGATACGTGACTGGAGAGACGTCGAGGAGCTGATCGAACTCGATGATCCGTCGCGTGATCGACCCGTCCGGGTTATCGGTCCACTGATCGCGTTTGACGACGAAAGCGAAGCTCGATCCTGTGATGTCCTTGCGGCGCATCGAGACCATCAAGTCGCGGGCGAATTGCGTGTCTGGCGGATCGATCTCATAGGACAGCCCGCGGGCGTCCACACTGAGACGCATAGTGCCGGCCGTTGTGCGGCCGAGCACCAGATTCGAGTCGTGATTGAAAAGCCCGCGTACGTCGGGATTCGACGCCATCACGCCGTCGAAAGCTCTGGGATCGATCTCCTCGCGCAGCTCCTCAAAGTAGCCCATATCCTCACTGGGCGAATCGAACACGGCGCCATAGCCGGAGATCTTCGCGGGCTCATTGCCGGCCGAGACGCGGAATTCGAGGTTGCGCCAGGTGCGATGTTCAATCTGTGGCTTACTCACTCTGTACCTCCCGTGCGGCGCGCGCCGCACCCAGCTCCCGTGATGCGTTGGTGTGGATGGTCCGTACGGCCTTCAGAAATTCAGGGCCGGCCCAGGCGTCCATTTCGGTCAAGGCGATAGTCTCAGGCCACTTGGCAGCCCGCTTTTCCATGCCCTTGAGAACTTCTGCGACAAGGCGTTCCGCAATCTCCTCACGGCAGTCCGCCGGCGCGCCGTTCATCTCGAGGGCAAGGTCCGCGATACGGCGGAGAATGGGCTGAATCGTTCCGCCGAAGGCGGCAGAATCCCGCTTATTTCTGGCGCAAAGACGCCGAAACGCCCGTGAATAAAGACCGGCGAAAGAGGAAGCATAGACACCGAGCAGTTTGCGTTCCGCCGGGGTGGGCCCAGGAGCATCTTCTCCGGCATCGATTCCATCTGGATCCGGAGCGCCCGACGTGAGCGCTGGCGCCGCGGGCGGCGCGCCAAGCAACGGCTGGTCTTGAATTGATTCAGTGCTGAGCAGTGTCTTCGCGCTCTGCATGTTAACGGGCACGCGATAGACATCGAGTTCCGGCGGCCCTGGGTTCTCGCCGATTTTTTTGCGCACATCGTTGGGCGAGAACCAACCCCACTGGACGCCGGCCGCAAATCCTTCTTGCTGTGTTTTGAAGTCGCCGCGCATCCGCTCGCTAACATCGAAGCTGATGAAATACTTATTGGCCTTGCGGCCCTGCCTCGGCATGAGCTTGCGCACATACTCGTTTTCAATGCGGCTCAGATAAGGTCGCAGGGTATCGGTGACCACTTGGAGATTTTGCTGCTCGGCGTTGTTGCCGCTGAGCCGCGATGTGTCGCCGGCGTAGTGGGGTGGCAAATGGTACATGGCGGCGATCTCAGCGCGCTGGAATTGCCGCGTGGCCAGAAACTGCGAATCCTCGGGGCTGAGGCCGATCTGCTTGTAATCCCATTCACCGCCAAAAAGGAAGGCCGTTTTTCCCTGATTTGTGCCCCCCTGTTCCCGGTTCCACGACTCGACCATCTCCTGGCGAGCCGCCGGCGCTGGCTTCGGCCCCTTGTTGAGGAGCACGCCCCCTGGGCGCGAGCCGTTGCCAAAGAAGCGAGCGCCAAACTTTTCAGTTGCTTTGGCCAGGCCAAGCGACTGGCGCATAAGTCCAACTGGCGACAAGCCCAGAATTCCATCCAGCGAGAACAGCGGCACATGCAGCATATCCTCGGGCTGGATAATGCGCGTCTGGCCGAGCGGCATGCCATCGGAGGTCTGGTAGGCGAGCTTATTGTTCGGCAGGCGGATCGGCTTCGTCTTGTGTGGGTGCAGGGGCCATAACGCGATCGCCTGGCCGATTCCATTCCGCTCCACCTGGGCGTAGCAGTTGCCAGTGAGAGCCAGGCAACCAGTCTGATTCTCTTTGAAGGTGAAGGCCGACATCTCTGGATTCGGCTCGGTGGCCAGCAGGTAGTAGTCGGAGCGGTCAATCGCCTTTTCCCGGCCGCCAGCAATCATCTCCCAGATTTCAAGGGGAAGCGAGGCAATTGCCTGCGCGATAAATGTGACACAGACATAGACGGTGGAGATCTGGAGAGCTGTCTGCTCGTTGACGCTCTCACCAGAAGCAGTTGGCTCGCCGCCCGTAAGCCACTGCCAAAGCGCCGGGCTGGAGAGTGGCACGGCCGGGTTTTCAAGAGGATTGTCGCGCTGCTCGGCAAGAAGAGCAGTCACCCGTGAAATCGTGCGGAGCAGTCCCATATCGTCCTTTGCTCAGGCGAAGAAAACGCCAGGCGTTGAATCGTTAGCGCCCATGACGCCAGTGATGGCCATGATGAGAGCGACAATGCCGTCGATTTTTTCCCGGCTCTTTCCTTTATCCGGCTTGACGTTGCCAGCAGGATCCTGTTGCACGATCACGTTCGAAGCCATCCAACGCAGGACCGGGTTCCCGTCATGCGCCAGCTCACCGGTAAGCACCAGCTCCAAGAGACGCTTGGTTGGAGCGAACATGCTGGCGAAGCCCTGACCGACTCTCACCATTTCAAAGCCGTCGTCGGTGAGATTGGTGACGATGTCCGTCGAGTTCCAGCGATCAAAGGATATGTTGGCGATGTCGAACTCATCGCGCAGCTCGAGGATCAAAGAGCGGATGAAGCGATAGTCAATGACGGTTCCCTCCGTGAGATGGAAGAGGCCCTGGCGCGCCCAAACGTCGTATGGCACCCGGTCGCGCCTGCAGCGGGATGCGATGTTGTCTTTCGGCAGAAAGAAGAACGGCAGCACATGCCAGCGTGGATCTTCCTCCGTGGGCTCAAAGAGCAAAACAAATGCCGAAATATCGGTGGTAGTGGAAAGATCGAGGCCCGCGTAGCAGCGACGCCCGCGCAACTGCTCGCGCGTGATCTGCTGTCTACAGAGGTCCCACTTGTCGATCGGCATCCAGGCCGAGTACTTTGTGGTCCAAATGCAGAGCCGGAAGCGAAGAAACGTATCGAGAGAACCCGGATCACCCTTTGCCTTGATGGCTTGCTCGCGCATTTCCGCGAGCTTGATTGCGGTGCCCCAGCAGGGATTACCTTTCGGCCAGTTGCTCTCATCCTGCCACCCGTCCGGATCCTCTATATCCTCGGGGTCGAGACCGCAAATCCACGCGAACCATGTATCGTCCGGAATGATCCCAGTGAGAACCTTCTCTGAATACTCGCG